CAAAGGCATTGCCTTCATCGGTTGCTGTGCCGACATCCTTGATCAGGTCCAGCTTATCGCCGGCGCCTGGAGCATCGTACAGCACTTCCATGCTGCCGGTGCCACCAAGAAGGCCGCCAATGTTGGCCTTGTAGGTTGCGCCTTGAGCGGTGGTCTCAAGGACATCCTTTTCCACGGTCATCGACCATGAACGCACGGCAGCGATCTCGGAGATGCCGCCGCTGCTGTCTTTATCGAAAAAGACAGTACCTTGCTCGCCGCGATAGAAAGCCATGATCAGATCGAGGTGGTGATGGTGCCGGAAGTGGTGAAGTTACAGGTGATAACTTCAAGCTCGCCGACGGTGGCGCCATACTCGGCGGAAGTGATCAGCCCGGTGAAGCTGATCTTCTTGGTGCCGCTGGTATCGAGGAACAGCTCAAAGGTGGCTGTCGCTCCATCAGTGGCGGTATTGGCCGCCTTGATGAAGACATTAGTCTCATCAGCACTTGATGCGGTATAGAGCACCTCAACAGTGCCGCTACCGCCGATCAGTCCGCCGATGTAGGACTTGTAGGTGGCCCCGAGCGACGTGGTTTCGAGCACGTCCTTCTCAATGGTCATCGACCATGAGCGGGTTGATGCAATGGTGGCGTTGGTGGTGCCGGCATCGTCAAACTTGACGGAGCCTTGTTCGCCTCGATAGAAGGCCATGGTTAGAGATCCTCGAAGGTTTCAAAGGTCATGCGGACCTGTGATTGGAAATAGCCTTTAGGAGATGGCGCAGCCATGACCTCCGGCCCGGTTGGGGGATCGAAGTGAACTCCCGACACGATAACCCTATTGTAGAGATTGCGAACACGCTTACCGATCACAAGGTTCGCGCCAGGACCAACGCCTTTAGGGGTGAAGATGTTGACGACGACGACACCGATGACGCTGTTACTGCTGCCGGTAGTGCCGCCCATGGTGAGGTAGGAGTTGTTGCCGAAGCTGACGAGGCATTGAAGCCAGGTGCTGTCCGGTGTCGGCGTGTATGCCATGTTGTGGAACACCACTGCATAGGACGGCGATTGCGCCATTTCAGTGGCCAGCCTGCCCTCGATGGTGGCGCGGACGGTGTTCAGGTCAATAGCAGCCATCAGTCAGCCCTCCCGAGCTTGTCAGCTTCAGCCCGTGCCCATTGCGTCATCTCGCGGGCGATGAGGTCTGTCCATCCTGCAGGCGCCTGCGGGCTGTGGCCATTGGCGAGCGGCTCGGCATAGGGCAGGTTGTTGTGGATGTGGTAGCTGTTGCCGGCGCGCTCCTGCTGATAACCGACGCGGGCGATTGAGATTGCCGATTGAGCTTCCTCAGCCGTGGCGTACTCTGATTTGTCGTAATCTGCGGCAGGTTGCATCCCGCCAGTTGTGCCATTCTCGCTGACTTGCCAGCTCATCCTGAACCTACCTGTATCAACAGGACTGCCAAGCTTCAACCTGCCATCAGCCTCCAGCACCACCACGCGCAGTAGCTGCTCGTACTTCTCAGTGGAGTAGCTGCCGATCTGGGATAGGTTGATGCGACGCGTCATGATCAGGACCTCAGGATCAGCTCGTAGGTGATGGCCGTGTTGTCCTGCTCGATCGTCTGCACGCGGATGATCTGATGCGACACCGTGCTGATCACCACGCGGTCAGCCGTGTTAGGCGTCACCGCAAGATCAGCAGCTGCCAGGATCAGCCGCTTGTCGTTGGCTTGAATCAGCTCATTGACTTCGCGCTTGTTCACGTCCTCCAGCACGCCGCGCACCGTGTAATCGGCAGTGGTTTCAGTGATGGCGCCAGTGGTGGCGTTGTAGGCGCCGCCGCTCACCTGGCGGTAGGTCAAGCTGCCGCCGAACTTGGACATCAGCTTGGTGGCTGCCTTTCGTAGCGAGCTTGCAAGTGCCATCAGAGCTTGTAGGCGACGCAGTGGCCATTCTGCAGCTTGATGCTGGTGAACACACCGTACAGCGTGGAGCTGGCCGAGAACGACTGCCCTGAGATGGTCTCACCGTCCCAGTTCAGCGGCACCAACGTATCGATCTGCGTGTTAGTCGTGAAGTGAATCGCGCACCAACGGCCCGTATGCGTTGTGGTGTCACCAATGAAGGTGGCACCCTTCGCGTAATCAATGCCTAGGACGTTGGAGTCGCTCATGATCAAATCTTGTAGGCGGCGATCTTGCCGGAGGCCAGCGTCACGCTGGTGAACACCGCCTCGACTGACTGCCCGGCCTTCAGTGGCACGCTGGTGAAGGTGTTGCCGGTCTGGTTCAGAATCACGGCGCTGGCGATCACCGAATCTTCAAAGGCCACAAGCTCATTGAAACGCCCCGTATGGGCAGCGGTGTCGCTGATGTATTCAAAGCCGATGGCGTATTCAGACATGATCAGCTCCGGCGAATTGAGATGTTACCTGGTCCACTGATTCTAAGCCCTGTCAGGTAGCGCTCCATCAGTGGTGGCACCTTGTCAACGCCCATCGACTGAGCAGGTGTCACGTCAAGGCTGCCGATCTTGACATTCTTGTAGTCCTCAAGTCCGGTAAGCCCCAATCCGTCGGTGTTGTTGTTGAGGTAGATGGCAAGCACCACCTGCGCCCGCTTGATCTGATCCGGGATTTCAGTGTCGGTGTAGTAGTCGGTGGTGATGCGAAACGGAAAGCCGACTGCGTATGTGTTGATGTAGGTGTCAGGCTTGCGAACGCCGGTCCGGGGCCATTGCATGGACTGAGTGTCAGTAGCGCGAGCACCAAGGAACCGTTCACGATCCAACCTCTGCGCAGCGGTGTACAGTGCGCGATTCTTGGCGTCAGTGGTTGCTGTGCCCCATGCGGTCACGTCAGCATCCTGCACCATGCCATCAACAATGGCCTGCGCATCAGCCAGCGTCAGGTAGGAATTGGCGCTTGCGCCGCCCACTGTTGCGTCGAGGCTGATCGCCATTGAATCGCTCGGTAGTGTCGTCAGTTGCTACGTCAAGCGTAGCCGGGCCATCTGCGGAAAAAGAGGCCACCTCCGAAGAGGCAGCCTCGCGTTCACGCAGTCGCCTAAAAGCGAACAGCCCCATCAGGCAACGGCAGATCCGGTGGATCCAAGGCCGTAGAGGGTGATGGCCTGGGAGCCTGCGGTCACGTTGGTGACGTAGCCGATGAACTCCTTCGAGGCGTTCTGTGCCACGGTGGCAACACCGGAAACAGTCACGCCAGAGCCGCCACCAACGGTGATGGTGATGGCGCTAGCCGCAGCGTTCAGCACAACAACGCGGAAGCACGTACCAACTGCGCAGTCACCGCCGATGGCGGAGATGATGGCGGAGGCGGCTGCCGTCGTGTAGGTGGCGGTGCTGGTAGGCACGCCACGCACGATTGCGTTGTAGGACTGAGCAGCGGTCAAGGTGGCCGTGTTGGTCACCTCGGCAAGGGTGCATTGACCCGGCAGAAGGCCGCCGGGAATGTCACCAAGTTCAAAGATTGAAGCCATTGTTAGGTCCTCCTATCAGTCGTAGTTGGACGTGATGGTCGCGCGGACGATACCAATGTTCTTGGTTTCGTACACCTTCGACCAGTTGCCAACCGTGGCCAGCTGAGCGCCGGTCGGGTTGGTGGTGGTGACGGCCCACTTGGCACCTACCGGGTGGTAGATGTTGTGCCAGTCAACGGCCATGGCATCGGACTTGGCCAGGATGTCCCGGTCAGTCTCGGTGCGTAGTGCCTGCTGCTCACCGGTGGCGACGGCGCCTTGGGTGAAGAAGTAACAGGCGTAGTTGCCGCCGCTGTTGGTGATGTCATCAGAGATGATCACCCGGAGGCCCATGTAGGTCGGAACGCTGTTGTCACCGCCATAGGCAGAAACCAGCGAGCCGCCGCCGAATGTGGTGGTGGTGCCACGAGCGTCAGCGGTGCTGACATAATCGATGGCCTTGCGCTCCACGAGGTCGTAGTAGCAGGCGCTGTGGATGGCGACAGCGGCGAGCTTGTCGCCTTGGTCGCCGAGCTTGGCGCGAGCCATTGCAACCTGCTTCGGTCCCAGAGTGGTCATGCCACTGGTGTCGAAGCGCAGCGCATCAAAGGCAGGACTATCGGAGCCGGTGAGGCTGCCGAAGACGCCTTCGAGGCACTTGTAGAGATCCTTCTGCTGTTGGTTGGCGATGTACTCGCCGACCTTGGCGCCGATAGCGGCCATGGGATCAGCACCAGCAGCAAGAGCTGCCAGATCGCGTGATTCCCAAGCCCGGCCACGGTGCAGGATCACGCCAACTTGAGAGTCAGCGGTGATTTTGCCAGGCGTGAGGCTGGTCGAATCGGTCAGAACTTCAGCATCGCCGCTGAGGTTGGCTTTCCAGAATGGGACTTTGACGAAATCACCGCCCTCGGTGGCATTCAGCTCCGCCATGGGTTGAGCCACACCGCTCTGCAGGAACTGGTTCCTGACAGTGGTTTGCTCGATCACGTAGGGAGTAAAAACCTCGGGGATGATGACATCGGAGCGAAGAGTCGCCACGGTGTTTCTCCTGAAGGGGATTTACGGATTGTGGGCGCAGCCCATGGCACCAGCGCTGCCGGTTGCGATTATCTTAGCGATTCGCAGTTGCCTTGAGTCTTTCGTATAGGTCTCGATCGGTCTTGTAAAGCCGTGATTGCTCGGTCAGGTTGAATGATTCGCGGCTGAATGGATTCTTGATACCAATCGTGGCGGTACTGCTCACCTGCCCTGATGGCGCGCCACCGCCTTGCGGCTTGGGCTGCTTCTGCATCCATGCCGGCAGACTCTTGGCCCATTCGCCCATTGGCGTCCGCTGGTAGCCGTCAACCACAACCACAGTGCCGTCCGGCTCGCGTTCGATCTGATCGGCGCTGAGCTTGGTCTTTAGCACCATGTCTGGATCATGCACGATGTCGGCCAGTGCGGTCACTGCTGGAGTGATGAGCTCCAGTTCTCGGACTCTGACTTCAAGCTCGGCAATGCGCTTGTCCTTCTCCGCCGTCGCCTCGCGGAACTGCTGCTCCAGAGCCTGTCGAGCTTCCTGATAGTTTCCTTTCGACTCAAGCTGTTGCTGCTCGTAGCTTCGCTTGAACTCCAGCAATTCATCGACATTGACACCATCCGGCAGCTTGGGTGCTTTCTTGGCTGCACGCAGCTCTGCAATCAGCTCTTGGTTCTTGCGTTCGAGCGCCTCAATGCTGCGCTGCAGCGTTTCAGCCTCACCAGTTGCCGCAGGCTCCTGGTTCTGGATTTCATCAGACATGAACAACCCGCAGGGTCAAATACAGATCAAGGCTACCATTTTTCCCGGCTTGACCACCAAGCAGCGCTCATCTTGCCCTTGGCTATGTTGGCGGCATGACGCGCCTTGAATGATGCCCTTCTGGCCTTGTCTGCTGCTGTTTCTCCTTTTCGTGGCGGCGAGCCAGATACTCCCTGCTGACCAAAGCGAATGAGCTTCACCGTTTCGCCTTCCTTGGCGAGTACGGCATGGGATTTGGTTGGGTGGTTCGGCGTGCGCTTGGGCTGGTTGTAACCCTCGAACTGCTCACCGCGGTAGGTGATGGTCACTTGCGTTTCGGCTTGCGTGGCTTGGCAGTTTTGGCCGCGGCCTTGAATGCACCCTTGTCTGGGTAGTCAGCTTCACCGGGTCGCGCCTTGCGTTCCTTGGCGCCAGACTCAATCCGTTCGCGCTTGGCGTTGATGTTGGCGTAGAGGCCGGGCTTCTTGCGTGCCATTACTTCCGCTTCCGTGACTTACCGGCTTCGCTCAATGCGATGGCAATCGCCTGCTTGCGGCTCTTGACCTTCGGTCCTTTGCCGGGACCTGGTTTGCCGGTGTTCAGGGTGCCGCGCTTGAACTCGCCCATTACTTTGGCGACCTTGTCAACCTTCTTGGATTTTGCCATATCGCTTCTGAAGGTCTTTCAAGGTTAGCTCTGACCCGTCATCACGAACGAGCTTTGCGATGGCATCCTTTGGGCCGTACTTGTCGGACAGTCGATTGAAGTAGGCAGCCTTGCCTTTGCCGAGCACTTCCTCCTGCGTTTCCTTGGATTGCTTGTTCAGCCAGTCGCCGTAGGACTGATTCGCTGGCACCTGCCCATCCATCGAGGCACGTCTTGCCGGTGGTGGCGGGCTGAAGCCGAGGCCTTCGTAGTCGATCACCGGGACTGTCGTTGAGCGGCAGTTGAAATGCTGCGGCGGCATTGGCCCCTGTCCATACGTGAACTCTCTGCCATCCAAGGCGCGGCAGATGCTGCTGGTTCTGGTGTCGAGCGTGGCGACGTACTTGTATTTTTTGGTGATGTCCTGATTCGCCTCGTAGACCTGTTGGCTGGCGGTATTGGCGACCTGGTTGATGCTGGTGCGGACGAGTGCCATGACCTGGTTGTTGGCCACCGCGGTGGATTGGCCGCCAGCCGCGATGAGCTGTTTGACCGTGCGGGCTTCCTCGCCGAACTGGAGATTGCCGATCAACCGCTTGGCAATGGATGGCGTGGTCTCGCCTGTCAGCAGACCGCTGCGCACGACCTGCGCAAACCGCTCTGCCTGATCAACGGCGATGCCTCGAAACGCCTTCTCCACGGTGCTGCCATTGGGCAATGTGATCGTGGCACCCTTGGCTGCGGTGAGGTTGAACGTGCCGGTGCCGGCCTGCTGTGCCAGGGCTTCGGTGCCGTAGACGGACTTGAAAAGGTCATCCGATAGCGCAACCACATTCAGCTGCGTCGGGTCAGTCGTTACCACCGACTGCGCAAACTGCGGGCTGATCTCGACGGTGTTGACGATGTTGCGGCTGCCGGTCGGTAACGCCTTCCGCAGCTGCTCAGTCACAAACTCAGATTGGAGCTGCGCGAGGCCTTGCAGTTCGATCGCGGTCAGCTCAGTGCTGTCGCCTGCCCATGTCCCGAGGCTGTCCTTCAGTTGCGCCAAGATGCCGCGAAGCCGTGCAGCTTTCACGGGTGCGGACAGTTCGTCAATGGTGCGGAGCTGGTTCACCGCATCAACGATGATGTCGTTGTAAGCATTGATCACCCGCCTGCCGACGCTGTTGCTGTAGCGATTCAGGTCGATCGCGTTGCGGTACAGGCTGCTAGGAGTGCTCATGGCTCGATGCCAAGGTCCTGCGGGTTGTACGCCGATTGGATGCTGATGTTGGCGCCGCCGATCAGTCCGGTGCTGATGATTTCATCAAAGGCGTCGTATCCGCGTTGTCCATCTTCCATCAGGATCACTTCATCAACGCCGTCTGCCTTGTCGCCCTTGTACCAAGTTGTCCTGATGATTGCCAGGATTTCATCGGGCAGGTTGGTGATCGTGTAATCGACCGTCTGGCTACGGTGGTTGGGCTTGGCCATGAGCGCAAGCCTAAGCAGCAGCTTGGCTGTCCATTGTCTCAAGGCCACCATTCGACGTTGCATCTAGCTCCTCTTCGACGTTGAAATCATCCCCGAGGATCTCGCCATCAGCCAGTTGCTGCAGCAAGGTTTCCTGAGTGATGGTCCCGGCAGTGTAAAGAGCCAAGAGTGACTGGATCTCCTGCGGTTCAAGCCTGCTGCCGACGAAGTCACGATTCACCAAGCAGCTGCCAGCGGCTTCATTCTGCCCGAGGAACTGCGCGTGGAATTGCAGGCAGTTGTCGATCATGTCCTGCACGTTCTGCGCGATCACCATCATGGTGCTGTCGCCTTGGCTGCGGTCGATCCGCTTCGCTTCGGCGGTCTCGGCGCTGAGCTTCTGGCCAAGCACTGCCGACAAGCCAAGCTTGTTGATTTGTGTCGCCAACTGCTCCAGCCTGCGGAACTGCGCTTCAAAGCTGCGGCCTTGCGGTTCGATGTACTCGGCGCGGCCTTCGGCAGGGAATGCGATCGCTTCGCCAGGTCCTGCTGACACTTCCTCGGCAGCAGTCGGAAAGCCGAAGAATGCCAGCATCGGCACTGCCGAGATATGGAGCTGGTTGTCGAGGTCGGACTGCACCTGGTAGGTCTTCAAGTTCAGCTCTGCGATGTCCTCCATCGGCGGTCGGGACTCCATGAAGCCGTGACGGTTCCCGTAGGCGACGCTGAACGGGATCACGTCAAGGCTGGTGGTGCCTTCATCCGTGACCTTGAACTCGCCATCATCCTGCCGCTGATGGATCTGGAATTGCCCTGGCGTCAGCACTCGCACCTGCTCGATCGCCTTCTCGCCATAGAGGCCATCAGGCACGACGACGGATTCCATCAGCCGCAATTGAACCAACTGCTGCGCTCCATCGCGCTGCTCAATACGCCAGCCGAGGATCTGCCGTGGCGTGTAGGTGCACCAGTATGGACGACCGCCATCTGATGGCGCATCAACCAACGTGCCGACGTGGCCGTAGCGGATCAGCTTCCGTGCGGTCTCGTAGGTCCAGACATTCAGGTCATTGCCTTGCAGGTCAACATCAAACAGCTGCTCGCGGATTGTGTCGCTGGTGTCAGTGAGCCTGACGGGCTTGCGTGTCAGCATCCCAGCCAGCATCCGCTCCAGCCGCTGGTAATACGGCGGCACCACACTGCGGGCCAAACGGTTGTCGTATGACTCATCAAGCTCGCGGGGCTCCTGCGGCAGGTACCGACGATGCTTCCGCCGCATCCCGTAGGTGCCTTGCATCAGGTCTTCGATCAGGATCCAATGCGGCTCCTGCGCATACCATGCGGAGTTTGGATCCTGAACGCCGGTAACCTTGCGCTCTGCCGGATTGCGATCGTAGAAGGAGTAGCCGGTGTACATGCTTAATACAGGCGGATTCCCGTGCTCCGGCCTGCGCCGGCATGTAGCGGATTGAACTCACGCCACACGAGATAGCCTAACGCGTCGTTCATGTGATCATGCCCGGCATCCTTGTCAGGATCGCCCTTCTCGCTGTAGCACTGCAACTCCAAGCATTCAATCATCCGGCGGCAGGCGCTGGCGACCTTGAATCGCATTTCGCCTTTACCATTCTCTAATAGCGCTTGCACCGCTGCCACGCGATCACGCACTGGTGGGTTGGCCTTGGGCGATTGGTTGCTGATGCCGTAGGACTCCAGGATCTGGATGTCGGTCTGGCTTGCGTTGGTGCTGCGGTTGCCGCCGCTCGCGTCTGGGTAGCCGTAGATGCGATGGTCTGGGTATCGCCTGCGGATCTCAGCACCAAGCGCGTCTGTGTCATGGGCGCCGCTGATCTCGTCGATGATCACCAGACCCTTACCACTGCGGACGCCGATGACCGCCGACATGTTGCCGACGTTGAAGTCAACGCCAACTCTCAGCGGTTCGCGGCTAATGTCTGGCAACTCGGTGATCACATGCTTGGCACGATCGAAGCGGTCGTAAACGGTGCCGGTAGTGAGGTTGATGAACTCACCATCCAGGTAGGCGCGTAGCAGATTCGGGTCGTAGTTGGCCTGCAGCCGTTCGATGAAGTCCGCAGGCAGGTATGGGTTGTCCTGCGTCCGCATCTTGATCAGCCGTCGATCTGTGCGGCCTTGCGCATCCTCGCTAGCAAAAGTGTTGAACATCCACCGAAACCCCTCCGGCGTCGATGCTGCGCCAAACTGCCGGATGTTGCCCGACCGCAAACGACCAAGGATCTTCGGGAATGCTCGGCTGGCGATGCTTGGCGTCACGGTGTCGATCTCATCCGCCAGCACCCATGCAAGGTTCAGACCGATGATCCGCGTCCAGTTCTCAAAACTGCGACATAGGATCTTGGTATCACCGCTAGGCAGGTGCAGCACATACTCCGGCAGCGGTGAGGCGCGGAAGGTGTAGGGGATCCCGTAGGACTCCAGGAAATCATCAAAGTCGTTTTGCCAGATGTCCCGGATCAGCGGCCCGGTCGGCTCCATCACGGCACCGATGAAGCCCTGATTGGCCGCGGCCAGGTGAACGGCCTTGGCGCACAATGCTCGGGTCTTGCCAGCGCCATAACCTGCCGACACTCCGAGAATTTCGGTGGTCTGATCCTCGACAAACGCAAGCTGGCCAGGATGCAGGTCGTTGCGGATGGCAATCAGCTGCTCATCAAATCGCACCTCACTAGCGCCATTGCGCTCCAGTTCAAGCGTTGCAAGCCGTGCAACAATCGGATCAAGCGTTCGCATTGTGGCCAGTCTTTGCGCTGATCCTCAGCAGCAAATCACGCTCCTGATCAGGTGGCAAGCCAGCGTCAATGATTGCCTGCACTGCCATCTCGATACCTTCTTGCCGATAGCGCTGCATGGCGGCTGCATCGCTGTAGTGATCACGAAATGCAGGCGAATGCGTGAGCATCCACGTTGTTGCCTTCAGGTCATTGTTTTCAGCGGCTTCAGCAACTTTGCCAATCAGCCGCATACCGCCTGCAGCCCTACCTTCTTCAATAGCCGCAAGTAAGGCAAGCTCTTCTCGCGTGGGATTGGGGCCTCTGGCATTGTTGAGCCAGATGCGAATGGAATAAGCCGTTACTCCAGCGGCAGGCGCGATGTGTTCAAGAGGTGCGCCGAATTCCGCAAGGAAACGCACCTTCTTGATCACATCATCGTTGAGTTTGCGATGGCCGCGAACGGGCTTCATTTACCGGACTTGAACAGGCATCACCAGATACAGGCTATCGGCATCAGTGGCGGAAGTGAACACCACTGGCGTAGTTGCCGTATTGGTCTTGATGCTCAGGGTATCACCGCTGATGCCCTTGATGCCGTCAATCAGGTAGTGAACGTTTGCCGCCAAGGTCGGCAGCTTGCCATCACAGGCGATCAACTCACTGCCGCTGTTGGCCTCAGCCTCGGCTGCAACCTTGAGCGCCATGCCATCAACCTGCAACTTGACGACGCTGTTGTGGCTGTCGGCAATGACGGCGACGCGCTCCAAAGCGTGCAGCAATGACAGCCGGTTGACGGTCAGCACCTGCGCGAAGGATGCAGGGACAAGCGCCTGCACGTTCGGGTAGGCGCCCTCCAGCGTCCCGGAGATGATCGTGGTGCCGTCTGCGAGCACGATGGCCGCCTGGCGATTGTCCACGGTCAGCACAGCAGACTGCTTGACCTGCTGCAGTGTCCGGGCTGGCACCACTACGTCAAGGTCTGCGATGTCGGCGGTGATGGATCGAGAGGCAAGCCGATGGCCGTCGGTGGCCTCGATGCGAAGCGCGCCGCCAGCGCTGCGCAAGTGGATGCCGGTCAGGAGTTGCTTGCTTGCGTCGGTCGCAACAGCAGGCATCACGGCAGCCAAAGCGCCGGAGAGGTCCATAGGAGCCCCTGCAGCGGCATCCACGGCAGGCAATGCGGGAAAGTCATCCGCGGAGGCCACTGAGAGGCTGTAGGAGCCGCTGGAAGCGGTCAACGTGACCCGTGCGCCATCAACGGCCAGCGAGAGCGCCTCAGAGCCATCTAAGCGGCCTGCGATGTCCATCAGCAGCCGATGCGGCACGACGGTGGCTCCAGGTACCTCCACGGCGGCGGTGATGGTGGTACTGATGCCGAGGTCCAGGTCGTAGGCGGTGACGCGCAGGTGGCCATCAGCGGCCTGCAGCAAAACACCGGACAGGATCTGATGTGTGCGGCCACTGCCGACAGCACGCGAGACAAGTCGGAGCGCGTGTGAAAGTTCAGATTGTGCGACGAGGATTTTCATTGAGCGGCTTCGGTGAGTGCGGAAATGATCTTGTCGTAATCGGCCTTGAATGATGCAACCAGATCCATGGGGATAGGTTGCTGATCATCTTGTGCATTGTCGCGGATCGCGCAAGCGTAGGCGAGCGCATGGTCCATGGCGTCACTGAGCCGGTTGATGACCGGCGTCTGCTTGGCGGGAATGTTGATCAAGTCGTGTGATGACATACGCAATGAGATGCTCGACATGTTGCTGACGCAAATCACCACGCATGTAGGTGGTGGCATCAGACACGAGGCGATGGTAGTCGGAGACGGTGAGCCGTGGCAATGCAGGGCTTAACGCTCTGTTGCGAATGAGCTGCGCTCTGGTGGTCGCCGCAGCTGCCGCCTGTTGGTCCAGGGCTGCGATGTCTGACGGCTGAAAACGGACCTTGACTTCTTGCATTTTGAGAGCGGACGCAAAAATTGAGTCAATGACTGGGTTTTGGGCGGAGGCGGACGCAAGTTGCAGTTAGGCGGACGCCAAACCCCTTGCAATCACTAGGCGGACGCAAAATCGGCCTTTTCCTACCCCCCCCCTATATAACCATATGTTCACCCTGTTACATACCTGTCCATTCTCTATAGGCGTTTATATACTCCTATTTGCGTCCGCCTAAGGAAAAGACAGTCATACCAAGGGAGTTTGCGTCCGCCTTTGCGTCCGCCAAGGGTGGTAGCGGACGCAAGTTGCGTCCGCCAACTGTCTCACCATGCGTCCAGCCTGAGACCCATGAGCAAACGGTCTCGACTCTTGCCGACCCTGGCGGACGCAAGTTTCGGGAAGATCTGCCGCAACGCAGGCACCAGAAGCCTCGCTGCCTTGACCGTGCGATCAGCTGGCGGATCGACCAACCACCGGCCTCGGTCGTCCAGGTAACCCTCCTCCCGGTACCAGCCAAGCAGTGCATCCCAGACACGTTTGACCGCAACCTGAGAGCCTTCCTCATACGTCAGGCCAACCGCATCGCAGAACTCCCAGAGGTGGCAGCTGGCACGACGAACATCCTCCATGGCCTGCCTGCCTGAGCTGTAGTCGATGCCATCGCTCATGCTGAGCGCCATACCTTCAAGCAGCCAATTCAAAAATGCTGGGCATATCTGCTGCTGGATGAATGATGGGTCATCCTTTAGCCGTGGATCGGCTTGAATGTGGCTGGCCTCGGTTGGTGTTGCCATGAATGTCTTGGAGAACCGAAACACGTGAAAGCGTGTCTCGATGGCCACCTGATCGCCGGAGAGCGATGGATCTTTGTTCAGGTTGAAGACAAACAGGGCTGACGGGACAAACTGCGACTCCTGCACGCCTTTCAGTTCATAGGACAATTCCTCGCCACTGATTGCGGCCTTGAGTGACTGCAAGTTGTCAATGTGGACAAACTGACTATTCTCACTCGACCAGTTGACCGAGGCATCCCGAAGCGGCGCGATGGGAAACTTCCGGCCCTGGTCGTACTGGCGGAAGTCGGCCAGAGTGCAAGAGGTAAAGTTGCGGCTGCCGAGGGTGTCGCGCAGTGCGGTGCGGATGGTGTCCTTGCCATTGGAGCCAGCACCGATCATCAGCACAGCACGCGGCCTGCCACGAGTGGCGCGGTACTTTGACAGATCAAGACCGCTGCCGAGGATGCGCTGCAGGGTGTCGCGATCGCCAGGCTCTACCGCTTCGAGCAACCGCCAGAGGTGTTGTGAGTTGGCGGCAGGGTCGTAGTCGTAGGCGGTGACATACGTGAAGGCGCGGTCTGGGCTGTGCGGCTCGAAGGTGATGTCAAGCTTCTTGCTGGTCCAAGACCACGAGATCACGCCATTGGCGCAGTTGATGGCATTGGATGGGTTGACTGCAACGGGCTCCAGCAGGCGTCGCATCCACGACAGGGCCTCATCGACGTATTTCGGTCGTTTCCATGGGTGGCATTTCTCGCCACTGCGAGCATCCACCACATAGAGCATGGACAACAGCCGAGCGATGGATGGCGCCAGCTCCTCGTCGGTGGTCGGCTGGTAATGAGTGCCGCACCAGCGATGCAGGACACCATCAACGCAGATCCATCGGGTGGTTGGGTAGTCGAAGACGTAGCGAACGGCCATATCGAGCCATTCGGTATCGGTCTTGTTGTACAGCTGGCAGTTGATGGCATCGGGATTTGCCGCCTCTGGCTCTCGCGGCTGACGGCGTGCAGGGGTCGGCGGCTGCCATCCGTGGTGCCGTGCCCAGTACCAGAAGGTGCCAGCACCGATGCGATCACCACCGGATGCGGCGATCTGCTCCAGGCCTTGCCATTGCGGGCTGTGCTGCTGCATCAGGCTGATCGCCTGATCGACGTTGCCGCAGGCTTGGATCAGGCCCCAGAAGATGTTCCGGTAAATGTGGTAGGTGCCGGTACCGGGCTGCCGTGGTGGGATGGCCGCCAGCGCCTCGCGGATCTCGTCAATGCCGCGTTCGGTGTGTTCGGTGTGCCTGCGGGCTGGCGCCTCGTGTTGGTAGTAGGCCTCAGACGGCAGAGCTGACTCAATGGCAGAGACGGGGTAGTGGGTGCCGCTGCATGACACGATGCGGCATTGCTCGCCGAGGCTGCCATCTGCGCCAGCATGGTAGGTGCCCGGCAGCCGCATGACGCGTGCGGCGTTCTTGATGCTGCGGTCTGCATCGCAGTAGTCGAGCAGGCGAGCCTGCACCAGCTCCCAATGGGCAGGCGTGATCGGATCGGTCAGCACCCAGTAGTTATGGATCGACTTGCCGCCGGTGTCAATCTGGATGGTGGGCTCTGGCAGCTTGAGGTCCTGCCATGCGGTGAGCTGCCAGTCCTTGGGACGATCGTCCCATTCGGCGAAGAAAGCGCGGCAGGTCGTGATTTCGGCGTTGGTGTCGCCGCCATCGTTGATGACGACATAAACGCCGCGGCCTTCGGACTGCCATTCAGTGATCAGCCGCTTGCTGCTGCCACCTTTGCGGCCTTTGTCAGTCGCCTTGCCTGGGTGGTCAGCGTGGAGGAATGCCCGCAGCCTGATAGCACCAGCAGGCTTCCCGAGCACGGCGATGAACCGCCGCGCCTCGTCAAAGTCGATCTCCTTCATGCCTGCTCACGCGTCGCCGTGGCTGGCAGGACGCCATCGCGATGGAAGCGGATGGACTGATCGAGCAGCAGCCGGATCGCAGCACTACGGGAGATGGTGTCACCACGCCAAGAGTCCAGCCACTTCAGCTGGTTAGGCGCAAGGCGCAACGGGATTGGTCGAGCTAGTGGCATCGGCTGGCGGGCTGGCTTGACAAACGTATACGGTTAGTCTACGGTGTCAAGGCCTGACACTGGCCATGACCTACCAAGACTTCCTAGACCAAAAGACGCACGAGGGAGCGGCGCACGGCTTTGAGCCTGTGTTCATGCCGCCGCAGTTGTTTGATTTCCAGCAGTCACTCGTTGAGTGGGCGGTCCGCAAGGGCCGCGCAGCCATCTTTGCTGACTGCGGACTGGGCAAGACCGCCATGCAGCTCACATGGGCTGAAAACGTTGCGCAATACACCGGCAAGCCGGTTCTGATCCTGACTCCACTGGCAGTTGCTGCGCAGACCATCCGCGAGGGTGAAAAGTTCGGCATCGAGTGTCACCGTTCCAGCGATGGCACGGTGCCGGGACGAATCGTCATCACCAATTACGAGAGGCTGGAGCACTTCAGGTCTGCTGACTTTGCTGGTGTCGTGTGTGACGAGTCGAGCATCCTCAAATCATTCGATGGCGCCCGACGCAATGAGATCACCGATTTCATGCGCAAGGTTCCCTATCGGTTGCTAGCCACCGCCACTGCTGCGCCGAATGACTTCATCGAGCTTGGCACCAGCAGCGAAGCGCTTGGCTACATGGGCCACATGGACATGCTCGCCCGGTTCTTCAAGAACGATCAGAACAACTTGACCAGTCGCCGCATGTATGGCGAGGCGCCAAAGTGGCGCTTCAAGGGTCATGCCGAAATGCCGTTCTGGCGATGGGTGACAAGTTGGGCCAGGGCTTGCCGCAAGCCGTCAGATCTTGGTTTTGATGATGGCCGGTTCATCCTGCCTGCATTGCATGAGAATGATCACCTGATCGAAACTCAAGCCATTGCCGATGGAATGTTGTTTGCAATGCCAGCGACTGACCTACGCGAACAACGTGCCGAGAAAAAGCGGACGGTCGCTGAGCGATGCGAGCAGGTTGCCAGCATGGTTGCAAACACTGGGCAGAGTGCTTTGGTGTGGTGTCACCTCAACGAGGAAGGCGACATGCTTGAGAGGTTGGTTCCTGATTCGATTCAGGTGTCAGGCAAGGACAAGGACGACATCAAGGAGCGTCGATTGATTGACTTTGCCGAAGGACAAGCCAGGGTTCTGATCACTAAACCCAAAATCGGCGCGTGGGGCTTGAACTTTCAAATTTGCAACCATGTGACCTACTTTCCGTCCCATAGCTTTGAGCAGTACTACCAATCCGTCAGGCGCTGTTGGCGGTTCGGCCAAGATCGTCCAGTGACTGTTGACATTGTGCTCACGGAAGGCGAGCGGCGGATCATGGAGAATCTGCATCGCAAACGGTTACAGGCTGAGCAAATGTTCAGCAATCTGGTTTCCGAAATGAATCATTCGCTGGAAATCCAGCGCAAAGAATACAACACCGCACCTATCGAGGTTCCATCATGGCTGTGATCACCGACCGTTACGCGATCTACAACGGCGACTGCATTGAGGTGATGCAAGGACTGCCCTCCGAGTCCATTCATTTCTCGATTTACTCGCCGCCTTTTGCCGGGTTGTATGTGTACAGCTCAAACGAGCGTGACATCAGCAATTGCCGAGACTACGACCAGTTCATGGATCACTACAGCTATGTGGTTCGCGACCTGCATCGGTTGACCCTGCCAGGTCGGCTGACTGCCGTGCATTGCACTGACATCCCAAGCGGCAACAGCGGGCAAGACTCGCTGATGGACTTGCCTGGCAAGATCATTGCATTGCATGAACAATGCGGCTGGCATTACGTGGCACGACACACGATTTGGAAAGAGCCACTATGGGTGCGCAATCGAACCATGGTTAAGAATTTGGCACACAAGACCATCGTCGATGATGCAGCCTACGCAGGTGTTGCATCTGCTGACTATTTGCTGATGTTCCGCCGTAGTGGAACCAATAAGATCCCGATCGCAAATCCGACAGGACTTGATCATTACGCTGGTGAGTGCCCGATTCCGGCGGAGCTGCAACAGTACCGCAACTGGAAAGGCAAGCAGACCGAGAATAGATTCAGCCATTGGATTTGGCGTCGCTATGCGTCTTCAATCTGGGATGACATCAATATGGGCCGCGTGCTGCCATTTCGTGATTCAAAGGATCAAGATGACGAGAAGCACGTGCATCCGCTTCAGCTGGACGTGATTGATCGGGCAATTTGCCTGCGTTCCAATCCTGGCGAGACGGTGTTGACCCCATTTATGGGCGTCGGCAGCGAGGTTTATGGCGCGGTGCAAGCCGGCAGGCGCGGCATCGGCATTGAGTTGAAGGAGGCCTACTACAAGCAGGCGATCAAGAACATGGAGATCGCCGTGGAGGACACGCGTATCCCCGATCAAGCCTCGTTGCTGGATGACGCCGGAGACCTGCTGTGAACCTCCGCCCCTACCAGCAACAGCTGATCACCGACATCCGCCTGCAGTACCAGCTCGGCAAGCGGTCAGTGCTGGCGGTGATGAGCACCGGCGCAGGCAAGACCGTGTGCTTCAGCTACATCGCCCAATCCGCCGCACGCAAAGGCAACCGCGTCTGCATCCTGGTCCACCGGCAAGAGCTGCTGGATCAAGCCAGCCGCAGCCTCAGCAGCATGGGAGTCACCCATGGCTGCATCCGTGCAGGTCGGAGCATGGACCTGAGCGATGCGGTGCAGGTTGCCAGCGTGCAGACCCTAGCCCGTAGGCTGCACAAGCTGCCTCGGGACTTCTTTCAGCTGATGGTGGTCGATGAGGCACACCACAGCAATGCGGGAACGTGGGTGCAGGTGATCGAGCACTTTCAATCAGCGCACCTGCTGGGGGTGACGGCGACGCCATGTCGTGGTGACGGACGCGGGCTTGGCGACCACTATGAGGCCATGGTGCAGGGACCCAGCGCTGCATGGCTGACGGATAACGGCTTCCTGGCGCGTGCTCGGGTGCTGGCACCACCTGGGTTCGATACCAGCGGCATTCGCAAGCGGATGGGCGACTTTGACCCGAAGCAGGCCGAGCAACGCGTCGGCACGATCATGGGCGACTGCCTGAGCCACTACCGCAAACACTTGAGCGGTCAGACGGCAATTGCGTTCTGCTGCTCGGTGGCCCATGCCGAGGCAGTGGCGGCGCTGTTCATGGGCGCTGGCATCCCAGCCGCCAGCATCGACGGCAGCATGGATGGCGTTACAAGGCGCGACCTATTGCAGGCGCTCGGCACTGGTCGGATCAAGGTGCTGACCAGCTGCGCCCTGATCGGTGAAGGCGTTGACGTGCCCTCGGTCGGCGGCTGTATCCTGCTGCGGCCAACCCAGAGCGTGAGCCTGCACCTGCAGATGATCGGTCGCTGCCTCAGGCCATCACCAGGCAAGGCGGCGGTCATCCTCGACCATGTGGGCAACACCCTGCGACTCGGGCACCACCTGGAGCCGCGTGAGTGGACGCTGGAGGGGATCGCAAAGCGCGGCCGCGACAAGGCGCCATCGGTGAAGGTCTGCCCGCAGTGCTTTGCCGCCATGGCCAGCCAGGTGCGGCAGTGCCTTGAATGCGGTCATCAGTTTGCGCCGGAGGTGCTGGAGCTGCAGCAGGTTGAGGGTGAGCTGGTGGAGGTAACGACTAACGGTATTTCGATTGGCGCCATGATTGCGCTTGTACCCACGGCAGCTTGTTTGGCCACAGGCCAAAAGACGGGTCCATATATTGTGCAGTTAATTGATGCGGCGCGCAGAATTGTTTTATTAAGTGACACGAAAAACAATCCGAGCAGTGAGTTTGCTGCACATATTGAAGATGTCCGACCATGGCAAAAGATCGAGGCTAAACGCGAGCAAGGCACCGCCCAAACCCTCGACGACCTCCGCCAGCTAGCGCAGCAACGCGGCTACAAGCGCGGCTGGGCTGAGCG